TGTAGTTCTAGGTTCACCGACTCACGCCAAAGAAGAACAAGCAATGCGAGTCAGGGAGTTTATGAATTACTACATTACAGATGTAATGGAGGAATATACTCCTGAGTTTGATCAAATGTTATTTTACTTACCGTTAGCAGGATCTACTTTTAAGAAAGTTTATTACGACGAAAGTTTGGATCGGGCTGTCAGTAAGTTTGTGCCAGCAGAAAACTTGGTTGTACCTTACGAGGCAAATGATTTAGAAACGTGTCCTAACATTACGCACGTTGTTCGTATGTCACTAAACGACTTACGTAAAAAACAAGTATCTGGTTTCTACAGAGATATTCCGGTTATCCCTGCACAGGAAGAAGCCGATAGTGTTACGGACGGGATTAACGACATTACTGGAACTTCACCCTCTAACATTGATTACGATTGCACTTTGCTAGAGTGTCACGTTGATTTAGATTTACCGGGTTATGAAGAAAAAGACGAAGACGGAGAATCAACAGGAATCAAGGTTCCTTACATAGTTACAATTAGCGAAGACAATGGACAAGTTCTCTCTATCCGTAGAAACTATCGTAGCGAGGACGAAAACAAACGCAAAATACAATACTTTATACATTATAAGTTTCTCCCAGGCTTTGGTTTCTACGGACTTGGTTTAATACACACGATAGGTGGTCTATCGCGTACAGCGACAGCAGCATTAAGGCAATTGATTGATGCAGGTACTTTATCTAATTTACCGGCTGGTTTTAAAGCACGTGGACTACGTATACGTGATGATAACGACCCGCTACAACCCGGAGAGTTTAGGGACGTTGACGCTCCCGGTGGCGCGATTCGTGATAGCTTAATGACGTTGCCGTTTAAGGGACCGGATCAAACACTATTTCAATTACTCGGTTTTGTTGTAGATGCTGCGCAGAGATTTGCTACGATTACTGATCTTAAAGTAGGTGACGGTAATCAGCAGGCCGCAGTAGGTACAACCATTGCTATGCTAGAACAAGGCACGCGGGTAATGAGTGCTATACACAAACGCTTGCATTACGCAATGCGTGTAGAGTTTAAGTTACTGGCTAAAGTTATGTCGGATTACTTACCCGATAGCTACCCGTATAGTGTAGCGGGGGCAGATCAATCTGTTAAACGCATGGACTTTGATGATCGCGTAGACATTATGCCGGTATCTAACCCGAATACATTTTCTCAAGCACAACGTATAGCGGTAGCTCAAACCGAGTTACAGTTAGCCATGCAAGCACCTGAAATACATAACATACCTGAAGTGTATAGAAGAATGTATGAATCGTTAGGGGTACGTGATGTAGATAAAATATTAGTCTCACATACTACCGATAACGCCGAACCACGCGACCCGGCCCAAGAGAATATAGATGCTATGGAAAACGTACCTTTGAAAGTGTTTAAAGGACAGGATCATCAAGCACACATAACAGCACACCTTATTTTTGGTAGTTCGCCTATGATTGCACAAATGCCAAAAGTTGCTATGGATTTACAAAAACACGTAATGGAACACGTAAGAGTGCAAGCCGAAGAAAAAGCAGAAGCAGCTATGCAGCAACCCATGCAACCACAACAGATGCCTTTAGGTGGTATAGAGCAGGCAGCACCAGAAAACATGATGCCACCAGAAACTATGGCAGATGGTGGAGAAGTAGAACCACCTAGAAGTTTAGAGTTTGAAGCACTGAAAGCACAGTTTATTGCGCAAGGTATGCAAGAAGTTAAAATACTTAGTCAGCAGTTAGCCGGCGCAGGGCAAGAACAAAAACCAGATCCTTTGATTGGACTCAAACAGCAAGAACTTGCTATTAAGCAACAACAGGTTCAAGGTAACCTTGCACAAGATCAGCAAGAACTACAGTTTGATTACGAACGTTTGAATCAGAGATCGGCTGAACTACAAGAGCGTATAGCTAGTAATGAACGTCAAACTGCGGCTAGAATACAAGCAGCACAAGAACGTGAAATGATGAAACAGAGAGGTAAGTAATGGTTTTTAAAACGACAGCAGATGCTTTAAGGTTTGTTGCAAAGAAAGCAAGAGACGCTGAGAAAAACATAGCTAGAAAGAAAAAAGAAGGAACTTACGTTGCGCCTAAAAGAACAAGCAGAGATGTAGAATTAGCCGAGGGCGAACTATTTAGGGCAAGGGGAGAATTAAAGTATGCCGAAAAATATGGTTTTACAAAAGCAAATCCAAAGACAAAGTTAGAAAACAGAGTAAAAACTGCTGAAGACAGACTTAGAAAAAAATTAAAGAAAGAAGGTGAAGATTTTGATCCGACGTCTTATTATAGTGAAGGAGGTTCGGTAACTTCAAAAAAATCTTGTGGTCTTGCTGTTAGAGGTCACGGGGCAGTTATAAAATAAAGAGAGGTATATATGAGCAAAGTACACATTATTAGCGGTCCAGGAGAAGATGCACCTACACCTGTATCTAAACTCGTTATAGATGGACAAGGTTCTATTCCTTATTCAACAGCAGTTGAAGAAGCTACTCCCAATATTGAGACTGGGAAGATGGTTTCTGGTAAGAAAAAAGGAATGAGAGCAGCTTTACGTGGCGGCAAATTCAAGAGTTGCTAACATGGCTAAGAAGAAATCTACGGTAAATAAAGCAGGTAACTACACTAAACCTGCAATGAGAAAACGTCTTTTTAACAAAATTAAAGCTGGATCAAAGGGTGGTCGAGCAGGTCAATGGAGTGCTAGAAAAGCACAGATGTTGGCAAAACAATATAAAGCTGCTGGTGGGGGCTACAGGTAGTGGCTTTAAAAAAGTCCCAGCGATCACTAAAAAAGTGGACTAGACAAAAATGGCGAACACCAAGCGGTAAGAAATCTTCTGAGACTGGCGAAGTTTATGCACCAGCCGCAAAAATTAAAAGACTGAAATCCACTCCTGCTGGCAGGCGTAAGTTAGCTGCGGCCAATAGGAAAAAACGTGCGGCTACTGCAAAAGGTAAACAACACGCTAGACATGGTTTGCATAAAAAGAAAACCACAAGAAGGAAACGCAAATAATGGCAAAGAAAAAAGATCCTAGATTAGCCAGGGCAGGAGTTAGTGGTTACAACAAGCCCAAAAGAACACCCAATCACCCAACTAAGTCTCATGTTGTTGTTGCAAAAGAAGGCGATAAGGTAAAAACTATTCGTTTTGGACAACAGGGTAAAAGAGTAGGAACTTTGAAGGGGACAGCAGGTAAAGCTAAAAAAGGTGAATCTGCTAGAATGAAAGCAAAAAGAAAATCTTTTAAGGCTCGTCACGCAAAAAACATAAGACGCGGAAAAATGTCTGCGGCTTGGTGGGCCGACAAAGTTAAATGGTAATAGGAGATAAATATGGCAGGTAGAGGTCTTTACTACAACATAAACAAAAAACGCAAAGAAGGAAGAAAGATGCGTAAAAAGGGTGCTAAAGGTGCTCCTAAAAAAGGTGATTTTAAAAGAGCCGCTAAAACAGCTAGAAAAAGGTAGATGGTATGAATGAAAAACTCGTAGAGGCTAACGAAATAATAGACGAGCAAGAAACACTTAAAAAGAAAATAGAGATTGAACTAGAGGTTGGATCTACCCACGTAAATCGCGGCATAAATCCTTATCAAAAATGGATTCATTTAGCTAGAGCAGTAGATGCTTGGCGAATATTTCCTCGTATGTTTTTAAGTGTATATATATTTTTGTTGTATTATTCTGTTATGTGGTTTATGGAACTACCAGAACCTAATTTAGAACAGTCTGGTCTTATTTCTATAATCGTTGGTGCAGGGGCAGCATGGTTTGGATTATATGCAGGAAGCTCTAGTTCTAGTAAAAATTTCAAAGGCGAAGAATAAATGCCTAAAAAAATCTTTTTGACTGAGTTTTATCACGAAGGCACGCCTTATGAAGGTCCACGTATTATAGCCAGTGATTTCATTGATGCAGAAGAAAAAGCAAAAGAATACGATTGTAGCGTCGTTGGCGTATTAGACATAATTGTTGACGAAGACGATTTTTCTATGGACTTTAAAGTAGAACAATGGAACAGGGTTTTACATTAATAGCTGAGTTAGGATTGCCTGTAGCTGGCGGTCTTGTCATGGCTTATTTTATTTTTCTTGTAATGAAACAACTTATGGACGGCTTAGTAGGAGAAATACAAACAATCCAAGCCATATCTAAAATGCTTATTACCAGAGCAGCAACAATGAATAATGATATGATACGCATAGACACTAGCGTATCTGCTGCTTTAAATTTATCGCCCGATCTTGATAGAATAGCAAGAGCAGAGAATTTTGTTGAGGACGGAAAGATAGATGCAAGACGAGATTAATTTACCACCTATAGGCGACGCAGAAGCAGTTGTTGACGGTCTTTTTGGCCTTATTTATCTATATCCCAGCGATTACCTGATTGTGTTCGGGTCTCTCACTTTGTTCGCAATATACGGCTTATCTATATACGCAGGTATTAAATACATACAAAAGAAGTTTAAGTAATGGATATAGTTGCACTTATATCCGAGTTTGGATTTCCAGTAGTGATGGTAGTGGGTTTAGGTTACTTTGTTTATTTTGTATGGCAAACTATTACTAATAAGATAGATCCTGCTGTTCAAGAAATGAAAGTGACTATAATTAGGCTTACCGATCAATTACGCTTGCTAGATCAAGATATGATACGATTACAACAAAAGGTAAATACGGTATTAGAGCTAAAAGAAGAAAATAGGTTAGTAGACGAAAATGAAAACAAGAAATAAACTGGAGTTTGTAGCTAATATATTCTGTTATTTTTGTTTGTTTTTTGTGGTTATTTCTTTTGTTAATAAAATTAACGCAAAGGTAGATACTCTTTCTTTTAAATTCAAGAGTCCTAGCTTTTCAGGTCTTAACACTTCTTCACATTATTTAACAATTGACTCGCAAGAAGCAAGCAGAAAACAAGCAGTCAAAGATGAAATAGAAGCGTACAAAGATGAACTAGCTAGAGACGCTCAAAACACAACATTAGCGCGTTTTATAAGAAACTTAGAATCACGTATATATGCGCAATTGTCTCGTCAAATGGTAGAACAACTATTTGGTGAACAAAAATCTACAGAGGGTAAACTAGAACTAGAGGGAAATACGATTGAGTATGTTGTTGAAGCAGAAACTATTACGCTTACAATTACTGACGAAAACGGGGGAAAAACTGAAATTTCTGTTCCTGTCGGTGATTTTACTTTCTAGTGGTTGCGCTTCTAAGAATTTATTAGAGGGTGGTGGAATACCTAGCATTGTTATACAAAAATCTTCTATATTGGATTTACAGTCCGAAGAATTAAAAAACTTACCCGCAGCCAAAAGAAAACCTGTAATAGCTATTTACCCAAGTAGTTTTATGGATCACACAGGGCAACGCAAAAGTAATGGTCAGTTTGCTCTTTTCAGCACCGCTATAACTCAGGCCCCAGAAGCATATTTAATTCGCGCACTCAAACACGCAGCAAATGGAGAATTTTTTAGAGTAACTGAGCGAGTAGGGCTCGACTCTTTGACCAAAGAGCGCCAAATTATTAGAAGTACACGTGAATCGTTTGAAGAAGAAACAGAAGTAAAACCTTTGCTTTTTGCTGGACTTTTGATTCAAGGTGGTGTATTGAGTTATGATACAAGTACAAAAAGCGGCGGTGCTGGGGCTAGATGGTTAGGCATAGGTTCATCAAAACAGTTTGTCGAAAACTTAATCACAATAAGTCTAAGGCTTGTTTCAGTATCTACGGGGGAAATATTGATTGAGGTTCTTGTCTCAAAAACAATACTTTCAGTTAGTTTATCCCAAGACATTTTTAGGTTTATAGAGGAAGGCACGCAGTTAGTAGAAGTAGAGGGTGGTGTCACAGAAACAGAAAGTTCCTCGATTGCTTTACAAAAAGCCATAGAAGAAGGTGTTTTACAAATAATTGCCACAGGCATAGAAAGAGGATATTGGGAGTATGGAGAATAAATTTAATAAAATTACCGTAGTTGTTCTTTTAGCTTTGTTAGTTTTTGCCGTTGGAACAAATGCAGACGACAATGAAATCTTTGTTAACCAAGTAGGTGCGACAGCAAACATTGACTTAGAGCAGCTAGGTTCTGGCAACATCATAGGTGGCCTAAACTCTGCACATGGCTCTATGACTGAATTTGATTTAGATGGTGCTACAATGACGTTAGACGTAAATCAGATAGGTAACAATAACAAGATGTTAGGTGATATTAATGCAGATAGCCTCACAGGTATATTTGATTTTGATGGTGATACAAACTCGTACACTATTCAGGTTGATCCGAGTAACTCCAACTCAGCAGATAACGCAAATATAAATGTGGACGTAGACGGCAGTACGAATACCATGACACTAGACTTAGCTACAAATTCTTTAGCAAGTGGTGCAGATATAGACACGATTGTGCAAGGTTCAAGCAATACTGTTCACATTGATTTAGATGTAGACTCAGGTACAAGTTATATAGACCTAGATGGTGATTCAAATACCGTTGACCACAATGCGGACGGCTACGCTGGCGTTTACTTCAAACTAGAACATGATGGATCAACAAGGAGTTTTGACATTGACCAACAATCTACGCAAGACAATGATTGGCTTCGGGTCGTTAGTTCTGGTTCTGGTGGAAGCGTTTGCATTAATCAGTCAGACCAGGGTACTAGCACAAGCTGTTGATATAGGAAGTATTACAGAACTAAAAGGTAATACCAGAGTCGTAAGAGACAAGCCATACGAAAGTGTGATTGATTTCTCACTTAACGCTATGGATCGCCTAGAAACCAGTAACGGCAGAATGGGCGTTATGTTTCGTGACGATACTACAATAAGACTTACAGAACATTCTAATGTCGTTATTGATAAGTTTGTATTTGATCCCAATCCCAGTAAATCAAGTATGGCTTTGAACTTTGTTAAAGGCACAGGTCGTTTTATTTCTAGTAAAAAGCCACGCATACCAAAAGAAAACATATCAATCAGAACAAACGCAGCTACCATAGGTATAAGAGGTACAGACTTCACAATTACTGTAAAAGAGTCGGGCGAAAGTTTAGTTATACTTTTACCAGATGAAAATGGAGACAGTTCTGGTGAGATAGTAGTAACAACAGCATTAGGTCAAGTAGTCTTGAATAAACCATATCAAGCTACAACAGTTTATAACCTAGAAACACCACCCACCAATCCAGTCATACTTGATCTTACATTAGATATGATTGATAACTACTTGATTGTAAATCCACCAAAAGAAAGAGAACTCAGTACAGAGGATTCTAGGACTGCTAACAACGATACAATACTTGATGTTGACTATCTTGAGTTTGATGAATTAGATCAAGATGCACTAGAGTCAGAGGATTTAGAATATACAGAGCTAGATATAGATTACCTTGCTACTAATTTTTTGGAAGATTTGCTTGATGTGATACAAGAGGTAGATGAATTGCAAAAAGCAGACGCACAATTGTCAGAGCAAGGATTAAGAGGGACAGCAGTTGGTTACGATAGCCAAACTCAAATATCTAGTTTTATAACAGACTCAGAAGTAAAACTTATAAGACAGGTAGAAGACAAGCTAGAAATAAAGGTATCAAAAGACGGCAGTTACGATATTCGTATAGATCAGGAGGGAAAAGTCAACGCTGTAAGTGTGAATGGAGGAACGTCGTCAATTATCAATATTAAGCAAGGTAGTTAAAATATTGATCTATTTAGGTTAAACTAAACACATGGGCATACAAACAAACATAATACTAGGTGGTTTAT